ATGGGACGTTCCCGTGGCGGCCTCACAAGCAAAATCCACGCGATTGTTGATGCAGAAGGCCGTCCGATCAATCTTTGCCTGACAGGTGGACAGGCCGCTGATTGTTCACAGGCTGAGGGGCTCTTAGAATGCATCAAAGAAGGCGGCACGCTGCTTGCGGACAAAGCATACGATACCGATACGATCCGGAAGACCGCAGCGGAACGGAAAATCTGGGCCAATATTCCTCCCAAATCAAACCGTAAGGACGTATTTGCGTTCTCGCCATGGGTATATCGCCAGAGAAACTTGGTCGAGCGCTTCTTTAACCGCCTCAAGCACTATCGCGGCATTGCAACACGTTACGACAAAAACCCGGCCAATTTCCTGGCTGCTGTCAAACTCATCGCTGTCCGCATCTGGTGCATCAGTTTATGAGTCTACGCCGTAGAGAAGGTCGCAGCTTCATTGCAGCCGCCAGAAACAAAAGCCCAGAACGTGTGCGCCATGATAATCGATGGCGAACCAGTCTGGGTTGATGTGAATAAATATGATGGTGACGGACGTGCCGTTGTGATTGAGCACGACGGTCGTATGCGGATTCAGTCAGTCGAACGCGAAACGATAAATCTTAAACCGTTTGGAGCACGCACAGCGCTCGGCCCGCGATTCCGATCACCACATGGCGGCGTGTGTCGTAATTCGGTTGCGGTCGTCGGCATGGTTATTGAGAATCGAAGTGGTCAATCTTCCATCGCGGATCATGGCAAAACAATCGATCACGAGGCCATACGTAAACCGAAAGCGCCTTACCGAGATCGTATCATTCCATTATTAGGCAAGGGCCTTTCAAAGCGTCAAATTGCTGAGAAGGTGGGTTGCAGTGTCCATGGCGTGGATTATTGGCAGCGTCGGGTTAGTGCTTAGCGCATTTTGCCCGTTTCGTAAAAATCTACACATTGTTGTAACCGATAGATGCGTTCTTTATTAGACATGGAGGACGCATACTTCTCATCGTATTTTTCATTGGTCGTAACTATGCGCGCGCAAGCCGCTGCATATGCTTGCCTTTTCTGCATTTCTGCTGACCGGTACTCATTCCAAAAATAGTAGCCAACGAACGCGATAATCGCGATGCAGGCTGCACCAATCAATAATTTCATCCGCTTCCCCAAGCTCGCATTTGTGCGGGCTTTTTTCTTATCAGGACATCGTCGACCATGGCAAGAATCGACCTTGAAAGTCTGGTTGTTCAGCTTTCTGCTGACTTCAAGTCATTTGAAAAAAGCCTGGCTCGCGCCAACGATGTTTCTAATCGCCAATTTAATGCGATTGAACGCCGCGCCCGCCAGATGAACAAGAATCTGGATAGCATTTTCACGCGCTCGTTTAGCGGCCTCACGGCACCACTCGCCGGAATAGGCGCTGCGCTGGGCGTCGATCAGTTGCGCAAGATGACAGATACGTGGACGGATATGACGTCTCGTGTCAACCTCGCCGCAGGTTCGATCGATAAAGGTACTGAGGTCATGGGCCGTCTCGGCGACATGGCGCGCCGGACCTACTCTGATCTAACCCAAACAGCTGAAAGCTATCTATCCAATGCTACAGCTGTTCGCGAGCTCGGCTACAATACTGATGAATCTCTGAACTACACCGAGGCATTGAACAACGCTCTCGTTGTGTCAGGCGCCAAGGGGGATCGAGCTGCACGAGTTATTGATGCGCTCGCCAAGGCTATGGCGCTTGGAAAACTGCAAGGCGACAACCTCAATACAGTGATTGATTCAGGTGGCCGTGTCGCTGAGGCGTTGGCAACTGGTCTAGGTACGACAGTGGGCGGTCTGCGCAAGCTTGGCTCGCAGGGTAAGATCACTGGTAACGACATTGTTCGCGGCCTCTCAAGCCAGATGGAAACGCTTCGTCAAGAAGCCGCCGACATGCCTGCCACGATCGGCGACGGCTTTACTCTTCTGAACAATGCTCTGCTCCAGTACGTTGGCAATGCTGACAGTGCAGCTGGAGTATCTGCGAAGATCTCCGAAGCTCTAGTCATGATAGCCGACAACTTCGACAAAGTCGCCGACGGAGCTTTGCAGGTTGCTGCTGTCATTGCAGGAGCCCTCGTCGGACGTTCTCTCCTTGGCATGATCCGTACGCTCGGTCTTGGCGTGACGGCTCTGGGCCAACTCAGGAAGGCTCTAGCTGCCGCAAGCACAATGGGCGGCTTGGCAACTGCCTTCGGTGGGCTTGGTGCCGCGGCCGGTCCTGTCGGCATGGTCATCGGTGGTGCGGTTGTATCATCGCTCATTCTCTACAATTCAACTGTTGGCCAGGCCAGCGAGGCTTCAGAAGTTTATGCCGCAGCTCTAAAAGAGGTTCAGGATGCGGCAAAAGACACAGGTGATGCAGTCGAAGAGGCTGGGGGGAAAATTGCCCGTGGCCTGCCTGATAAGCTTGAAGGCGGCATAGCTGTTTCGCTAGAAGAAATATCACAAGCCACTCAAACCGTTACAGATCAGTTCGATAATCTTCGGAATGTCAGTTTTGAAGGTGTGCCACAAGATGAAGTCGATAAGGTAAGATCACTTGGCGAACAGTTCCGATCAGGTGCAATTACTGCGCAAAAGTTAGCGTCAGAGCTTGATGGCATTACGCGCGCAAATCCTGCGTGGGAATCGTTTACCAGTTCCGTGGAGCTTTTCGTTGGCAAGCTGGTGGAAGCGGAGCAAGCTGCTCGCCTATTACAGGCAAGACTAGCTGACACGCGCGCTGAAATGGGCCGATCAGCAAAAGATGATGTTATCCGAATTGATTTGAATGCAGTCGCGGCGAGCAATTACGAAAAAGAAGCGCTGCGCAAGGCTTCTTTGAATAAGAAGGAGCACGCTCTAGAAATGGAGCGTATTCGCGTTCGAAACGATGCGATTAAGGATGGCACAAAGCTAACGGAAGAAGCGATAGACCGCATCGCGAAAGCCAATCTCGCCGCACAAGAATCTCGAACTGCCGAAGGCAAGAAGCCGAAGAAAGAAAAAAAGACACCGGCTGAAAAATTCGACACGACAGTTCAGGACACTAACGACCGCACAGCTGCACTTGTCGCCGAAACAGAAGCGCTTCGCCAGATCAACCCACTAATTGATGATTACGGCTTCGCAGCTGAAAAGGCACGCACCGAGCAGGAACTACTCAATGCGGCTCAAAAAGCCGGCATTGCCATCACTCCTGAACTCAGGTCGCAGATTGCCCAGACTGCTCAGCAGTGGGCCCTTGCTACGGCTGAAGCGAACAAGCTCAACGAGGCGCAGGGCGAGCTAAGGCAGAAGTCTTCGGAGTGGCGAAGCACCGAACTGGACGCTTTTAAGGGGCTAGTTACTGACCTCTCATCTGGAAAAGACGCTGTTGAAGCCCTGACAGATGCTGTTCAAAAGCTGATCGATAAGTTGCTGGACATGACGCTGAACAACCTTTTCGATGGTCTGTTCGGCAAGTCAGGAAGTTTGTTCGGTGGATTCATGGGGTTCAAAGATGGCGGGCTGCCAAAGTTTGCCAATGGAACGCCTTCGCGCCCCGGTCCTGGCCTCATTCGTGGACCGGGAACTGGTCGCAGTGACAGCATCCTCGCGAGAGTGTCGAATAAAGAGTTTATCACGAACGCTCGTTCGACAGCGAAATATCGTGGGCTTCTTGAAGCGATCAACCAGGATCGCTTGCCAGCCTTTGCCGACGGCACTCCGAGTTTGCGCGCACCCTCAATGCCGATACTCAGCGCTCCGCAAAGGCCAAGTGCTGCACAGGTGGCACCACAGATCAATATCAACGTGGCAAGCGCGAGCGGTGACGATTACATCCGCGCCGTTGTCAGCGATGGCGTTAGTCAGGGACTTCGGCAGTACGACAAATCAGGGCCGATGCGCTTCGCACGGGACAGTAAACAGGCATCAAGGCGGGGGTTAGTGCGATAGGAATCTGGATGGCGTTCGTGCAGTTCCTGGTTTCTTTTAAGCTGCAGTTTGAGCATTAACGTTATGAGCTGGGGATCTAGTAGTCCCCGATAACGGCTTTCTCTTAGGCTTAGGCAGTAATCCTTCACGTTGCGCTTTCTTCTTCGCTTCTTTTCGGGCTCTGCCTATTGCAGCTTCTTTTTCGCGAATGCGTTTTTCGGAAGGCTTTTCATATGCCCTGCGAGCCTTCATCTCGCGAAACACACCTTCACGCTGCAATTTCTTCTTCAAAACGCGTAAGGCTTGATCAACGTTATTATCGCGGACAAGAACTTGCATAGTCTCTCCTAACTTATAGGTTACAAAGAATGATCGCGAGCTATTCTGGCTGCCCTCAAACGGTCCGTTTTCGCAGTGGTCGCGGATCTCTCTTCGTGGAGAATAGTCTTAGCGGCCAGAGCGGTTCGCGACTTTTGCGACTCCGTGCGCGTATCAATTGGCTTGAAGAGCGTATCTTTTGTGTATTCAGTTATCATGGCGGAGTCCTCTCAGTATAAAATAAAGCCGATGACTAACGGGCTCGGCTTTTTGAACAACCGCCAGCAGTTCGTCTCAGGACGTTTGAAAGTTTTGACCAGTCACGCGATGAAGTCAGGCGCGTCGAGAGGTTGTTCACCAAACGGGACTGCTCCAAAGGCGAAACATCAGTCTTCCTAGATTGTTTTTTAAGGTTTTTTGAATGGTCTAGTTGGTTTTCCATAAGAGCCTCTCTGTTAAATTCATTAATGCAATAAGAACGAAAATAAAAAAGGCCGAGCGTGCACTCGACCTTTTAAAAGTAACTTCTTTCAACAGTGCCAGTACATCCGTGGTCAAAGGAAAGGAGAAAACTTATTTAGGCTGCGACGAGGTTGCAGGCAGACATCTTGCCGGACTTCATGTCCCGCTCCATATCGTATCCAATCTTCTGACCTTCGACGATTTCGCGCATTCCGGCGCGCTCGACGGCAGAGATATGAACAAAGGCATCTGCGCCACCGTTGTCAGGCTGAATGAAGCCGAAGCCTTTTGTGGAGTTGAACCATTTAACTGTGCCAGTGGTCATAATAAACCCTTTCATAGAGGTATAGATAGCAGCACGCAGTTGCGTGACGCAAAGTGATAACGATTATTAAAAAGGGGTTCGTTCAGGGCGCGGTGCTAAACGCGCAATAAAGCAAAACTCATCAAGAAAATATCGATGATTAATACTTAATGCATGATCTCGGAATTGTCAAATTATATTTAAGTAATTCATCGTTTGGTAGATATTTTTATTTTAATCTCACGTATATCAGCACTAATATTTTTCTAAAACTTATAAAAGGCGAGCTCTCACGAATGGTGAGCTCACCCCAAAAAAGCTTCGTTAATTAAGCCGTACCATATGATGAGGTAGCTTCAGGCAACGGAGCGATATCAATGCGATGGTCACGCATGACACCCGTCATAAAATTCTGCAAAACTAATTTCGACTGGTGAAAGAGTGGACCAGATAGTGGCTTCATTCTTAACGTTACATAACCCGCCTTAGCCATCATTTGATTAAGGATGCGGTTGCTGATGTGGAAATCGACGAGATGGATATTGGAAGACATGAAGTCCTCCTTTCAGATTACGGTTACGGACAATTTAGTCCCGCCAGCGAGCCCAAGTAAAAATCTAATGCTGACAATCAAGAGTCCACTTTTATGGATAAAATAGCAAGCTAACAATTGAGGTCACTTAAAGGCAGACGCCACCGTTATATCCGTTGCCTACCACGGCAGAAGTCTAGGCTAATTGACGGACCAAATAATATTTCCTCCCCCTTTCAGGACAACCCATGATCGATCTTCTCTCAACTGTCCGCTTTGTGCCGTCGTATCCCATGCTTAATAATCCGACCAGCCAGACAAAATTCGGCGGGAGGATTATATCGACGGTTGAATTCGTAGATTCATATCGCACCGTTGATATGGAAACACTGCCGATGAAGGCCAGTGAAGCTATTCAGCTTCAGTCTTTCATTGCTGCGGCGAAGGGCGGAATGGAGACAATTGTCTATCGTCCGAAGCATATTTGTATTCCGCGAGCTTATTGGGGTGATCCGAACAATTCGCACATCACCGGCGCGGCATCGCGCGGGACCGTGACAGGCGGATACAGTGTTCAGCTGACGGGCGTCGTTCCTGGATTACAGCTCATGGACGGCGATATGTTCTCGCTAAAAAGCGGTGATTATCGACAGTTCTTGCAGGTCGCTTATGGAGGTGGTGCAACAGCTGTCAGCACCACGATAACCGTCACAGTCGATCAGCCAATTGCGTCATATATCGCAGCAGGCGCAACAGCTCGGTTCAGGCAGCCAGAAATGAACACGCGGCTTGTGAAGGACAGCTTTCAAATGTCGAAAGGTCCGCGACCTACAGCGGCTTTTCAGCTGATCGAGGTGCCGAGGTAATGGGAAATACACTGCAGAACACAGCAAAAGCTTTATTTCGGATAACCACAGCTGAGCATCAATTTCGCTCTAGCCCACATCAGGATTGGGTGAATATTCCCTTGGGATTATGCGAGCGTGTCCGGCTGGGGCTACCCCCAACGCAAACATCAAATCGAGGTGAAGTTGCTCGAGGCGGTAGAATTCAAACAACACACCTTCAGCAGTAATATTCTCTTGCTTGAAGGTCTTTTTCCTTGCGAACAAGTTTCCTATGATGACCGATCTGCCATCTTCTTTTGAGTTGGCATAAAGACCATGCGCAATCTTGTTGCGATATGAAATAGCTCTACGGACTTCTGGGATCAAGGAAACTACAGTTGAAGACATTTGCAGGTCGCTGCGGCAATTTTTTAAGAAGTCTTCTATGATATCGACGCGCGTACTGATGCTTTGAACGTGATGGAGGATGCTGTCCGACCAAGTACCGTCGCCGTCAATAGCCTTCTCGAAAATCGCTTGTAACAACATTTCGGTGGTTACGAACTGAGCAATATATGCCGCAATGTTAGTAGCCAATGGCTTGTCGTCAGTAATGGTCGCGGACATCTTCTTCCCCCCTTTGTTCAGACCAGTGCATCAAAGCCGAGTCGCAACCAATAGTCGATCACACTTTCCTATAATTCGGAGGCTTCATGGCTTTCCCAACTCGTCTACAGCAATTGCTGGAGGAGGGGCGCATTGTTGTGCGCTCACTCGGCGAATTCCAGTTCGGCACCGGCTTTTGGTACATGTGGAATGGCTCTTCTGAATTCACTTGGAACGGCAACACTTACATCCCGAACCAGCTTATTGCGATTGAAGAACCGCCTTATCAGATGGGCGCCGAAGCTCTGCCAATCACTATCACCATGCCTACTGCTGCGGATTACGGTGTCACACCTGACAAGCTCGCTCAGATTGAAAGCGTTGATTACAAGGGCCGCACGGTCATTCTGTCGGATGCTTATTTTGATCCGGACACGCGCGAACTGCTTCACGTTGAGCCGATGTATCGAGGATATATCGATACCGTTGATCACGTCATTGATGGCGGCGAGATGGTTCTGAAAGCCAACGTCGAAACGTCTGCGCTGGAAAACCACCGTGACGGCTATCGCACCGCCTCTCACGAAGATCAGCAGCTTATCTCGCCGGGTGACAAGATTTTCGAATACGCATCAACCGTGAAGCGCGAGAACTTCTACATCACGCCGTACCAATAAGTCCTCCCTGCACAATACGACCACCGCGAAGGGATCGCCATGCGACACCAGCAATGGGAAAAACGCCTCGTGGCTGTCACGGAGGCGCACTTAGTCACGCCTCTGGTTTGGGGAAAGTCTGATTGCCTTCTTACCACCTGTGACGCCATTGAGGCAGTTATCGGCACTGATCCAGCGATAGAAGTGCGTGGCAAATACAAAAGCCGTGCTGGCGCATATCGCATGGTCAAGCAACGCGGCTTCGACAGTCTTGGTGCAGTCCTAGCCGACCGATTTGAAGAAATCCCTGTCGCTATGGCGCAGCGCGGTGATGTCGGCATTTTTGAGAAAACTGTCGGCTACTTCTGTGAATACGGGTTCGCTTTGAAAGGCGAGGACGGTTTGCGCTTCCTGCCGCGCACAATGGCCGAGAGGGCCTTCAAGGTTTCCTGATGTTTTACATTCTGGCGATTTTATTCGCGCTGCTGGCAACGCCTGCGGCGGCGGACCCTGTTTCACTTGTTACAGGCATTGTCGGCCTTGGATCATGGCTATTTGGCGGCACAGTTCTTGCGAACATCGTGCTTGGCGGACTTCTTGTTGCTGCCAAATACGCTCTGACATCGATCTTCCAGCAAACGCCGAAGTCTTCCGCATCGGCCACAGAAACCAAGTATGGCGAAAACCTCGTGCGGGAGGTCGGCCTTGGCGTCTTTGGCACGATGGGCCATCACATCTACCGAAACGCGTTCGACAAGGGCAATCACATTGTTCAGGACGTGTTCAAGCTGTCGGATTTCCGATGCCTTGAGCTTCTTCGCGTGCAAATGGATGGCGAATGGAAGTCACTTTCTCCCGATCAGCAAGGCGATGAGGGCCGCATCTATGGCCAGCGCATCCTTGGCGTAAAGGATGGTGGACAATGCTTCGTGCGTTTCTATCAAGGTACGTTTGACCAGGCTGCTGATCCTGCTTTGATCGCCTATGCCAATCCGGCAGGCCGCTGGACGACAGCCCATCGCGGTGCTGGCCTTTGCTACGCAATCGTCACGACTATTACGGACGTCGACAATCTCACATCCGTCCCGAACCTCATGTTCGAAGTGCGCGGTGCGCCTCTATATGATCCACGCAAAGACAGTTCGGTCGGCGGTTTCGGTACGCATCGCTGGAATGACCAGAGCACATGGGAATTCAGCAATAACAACGCCGTAATGATGTATAATCTCGAAAGAGGCCTGTACATCGGCACTGAAAAGATCGTCGGACGTGGAGTGGCTGCAAGCCGCCTGCCTTTGTCTGAATGGTTCACCGCGATGAATATCTGCGATGAAATCATGTCGGACGGCAGCAAACGCTATAGTGCAGCCCTGATAGCCTCATCCGGTGATGGTGTTACCCACGAAACCAACATGACGCCATTGCGCGAAGGTTGCGCAGGCTCTTGGATCGAGGCCGTAACAGGGGAGTATCCAATCGTCGGGGCAAATCAGGCGGTTGTAGCGACAATCACTGACGAAGACATTGCGTGGGAAAAGTCGTTCCAGCTCTCACTGACGCGAACACGAACCGAGCTCGTTAATACGGTCGCTGCATCGTACGTCAGTCCGGACCTATTCTATGAAACCACTTCCCTAACGACCCGCATCGATGCGCTTGCTTTGGCGCAGGATCGTGAGCGCCTTGCATCCAAGGTGGATTACACGGCGGTTACCGATCATCGAGTTGGCGACCGGCTGGCAGATATTGCTATCCGTGCATCGCGCTATCAGGCCAACGGCAGCTTTACGGTTCATCCAAAGTTTCTGGCGCTTCAGGTAGGCCAGTGGGTGCAATGGCAGTCTGATCGCTACAACCGTACGATCAAGATGCAGATCCATTCCAAGTCTCTAGGTGCGATGGGCAGCGATAGCGTTCGCGATGTTTCAATTTCTTGGCAGGAGGTAGGTGAGGGCATCTTTGATCCAACCGCCTATGAAACCAATCCACCTGTTCTGATCCCCAACCAGCCACCGGATTATCAGGCGCAGCTTTCAAACTTCAATGCCATCCCGAACAAGGTCATAGGCGATGATGGTCAGGAATACCCAGGAATTCGTCTGTTCTGGGATGAAATCACTGACACGACCGTCGAAGGTGTCGAAATCCAGTATTGGCCTGAGAATGACCCGTCGCAGATATTCACGGCTTATGTGCCGCGTGATGTGACAGTCTTTCAGATCGTCAACGGACTGACCAGTAAATCAGAATGGAACGTTCGCTATCGCTTCCGAGTGGCGGCAGGAACGCGGCCTGTGGTTTGGTCTGCCTTAGTGCTGGTTCTGACACAGGAGACGTCTGGAGATGACAGTCCGGTCGATTATGGCCGTCTTGATGACGACTTGTCGGGTCTGATTAACTGGATCACTGACGACATGCGCGAGCTTAAAAGGCAAGCGCAGGAACTGGCAACAAGCACTGCTGACAATCACAACACCAACTATGCTGACTTGCAGACCATTCGCCGTCAGCTGACCAGCACGTACGGAACGGCAAAAGCATCGTGGCAGGAAGATATCCTTGTCGCCACTGGTCCAAACAGTGCCATTGGTCAACAGCTGACGCAAATCAATGTCAGCCTCGGCAACAAGGCAGACGCGAGCACTGTTGTGCTGCTTCAAAGCCGTGTTGATGGTGTTGAAGGCGATATGACAGCCATTTCCAATGCGCTGACTGAGGTCAATGCATCGGTTGACGGCAATATTTCGAGCGCAACGTGGCGCATGACAGCAACGTCTGGCAGTGGTGGATCGTCTACCAAAATCTCAGCGTTCGCCAGAGTGGGCACGACCGACAGTTGGAAAGAGGCTGGCTGGTTCGTCAATGTCACGCCTACCAGTAGTCAGTTCATCGTCATCGCAAACCAGTTCGCAATCGCCAACCCCGGTGCAAGTGGTGGTTACACATACCCGTTCGTTGTTCAGAATGACGAGGTTTACGCCATGAATATGCGCCTCGGAACGTTGAGGTTCGACCGCCTTTTGTCGAACAACAGCAAGTTCGATGCTCGCGGGGATGGTGGCAATGCATATCTGAGGATTATCGTCTAATGGTCAGTTGGTTTGTGGGCTGGAAACCGGGCGTCGGCGCGGTGATGAAGGTCAATAAATATGATAACGATTGGCCGTTAGACGTGCCGAACGATGCGCATAATCGCTTCTACTTCAATTCAGAGGCGAGCAATCTGTCGTATGTGTTTGGAAACTTTCAGACACCGCAGCCCTTGAACAAATCGAACTATCCCGGGGGATATCTCCCGGGAGGCATGTATGGCTTGCAAACGGGTTCGCTTGGCGATCAATGGGTGATGAAAAGCACCTACACGACTGCTGGCGAGACTGGCACTCGATACGACATTTATGGTCTGATTGGTCGAATGCCTGACCTCGCAGGCACCATCCCGTTTGCAGAGGTGAAGTTCATCTCTGCGGATGGAACATCTCGCATTCTCTGGAACAATAAACCGGGGAGTTCGAGCGCCTATTATTTCAGTGTCACTAACTATGGCGTGACTTGCTACTCCACGGAAACGGGCACGACTGGACTCGGCTATCGACGTATTCCTTCAGACTTCGGCTATACGGGATGGTGCATAAGGCCATCGGACGCGTCCGCGAGTTTTGACACCTACCTTGGTGGCGACAAAGAATATGTGAATACGATGATCTGGGATTTGCCATGTAATAACGTGCCGATCCCCAAGCCTGTCGGAACGCCTATCGCTGGACAAGTAGCGTTTGAGGCGTCCAACAACCGCATCAAGATGGCAAGGCCGGGGTTTTCCATTGATACAGCGACAGGTCGTCAGCTCATCATGGATAGTGACAGGACACCGATCAAGTGTGTGATGATGGGTGAAACGCCTGCTATCGCGCCGGGTACATCCTACTTTGTTGCAAAGCCTACATCGATTGACTTCGATCTATCTCCTTCAATGGTCTGCGATACAATTTGCAGCCTGAATGGTTGGGGATTTGCCATTCCTCCTGTCAATCTGAATGCCGGTTTTGATGAAGAACAGACGTTTGCTTATTACCGAGTTGAAGCTGGGGGAATTCGTTTCAGCGTTACCGGAACGCACTCAGTTGCTATTCGCTTCATGCTCTACGCAACCGGCATTCAAGGCCATACGACGGGCGGAAGCGCTGTAATCCGAAAAGTTGAAGGCCAGTATCTTCAGATCAAAAGGCCGGGTTCCAGTGATGTTGCACCGGGGTACAACGATATCCTTCTGGATACTCGTTTCGCAGCTGTGACGGTTTTGGCAGAAGGGTATATCCCGGCCTCAAGTTTCAGCGCAGCCAATCAGGTTCACTGGCGTTACGGGAATATTGCCGCTCGGATCAATTTCGACAGCCAAGGCCTGTTCGTGTTTCCCAAAGTCATCGTGGATTTTGGCGACATGTTCCGGCAGGGCAATCACACAATGTATCTGTCACCGGGCGGTGGCGTTGAAGTGCTGAGGCACTCCATGGCGACGGTCGTCAATAGCGATCATTGCATTGTTCATATCTCGCCCGGCAACAGCGCTGGACCCAATGTGACGGGTTTTCCCGATCCTGTCGGCGTCCGTTATTACATCCTCGGAGCCACCACGCTCTAACAATCCGAAATCGGAGAATACTATGGCTGTTTTGTCAGATTACACCTCTGGCACGATCACGCTCGCCAATGGCTCAACGGCTGTGACCGGCACCGGCACACTGTTTCAGACGGCGCAGTTGAAAGAAGGTGACACGCTTCAAATCCAGAACCTGACTGCTGTTATCGCCAGCGTGAACAGCAACACGTCGCTGACACTGACTGAGCCGTGGACAGGGGTGGCTTTAACAAACGCGCCTTATAGGGCCCGCTTCATGCCAGATGGATCTCGTCAGACCTCACGCGCAACCACAATGATCGAGTTGGTGGGCAACGGCGTCTTGTCTAATCTCGCCGAACTTGGCGTCGAGGATGGCAAGACACCAGTGGGCAATGCGGCTGGTGAGTATGAGTTGCAAGACTATTTAGATGACCCGAACGGCAGCCTTGGCAAGCTTGCGGCGCTGACGCTGGAAGCGAACAAGGCGCTCACAACGGACGATAGCGGCAACGCTCAACAGATTGACCTTGGCACACTTGGTCGTGCGTTGTTGGCGTTGGCGACTGGAACGAATGCGCAATACGTGCGAGGCGACGGAACTTTGCAGACGCTCAATGCCGCAGCGGTCGGATTGGGCAACGTCAACAATACGTCAGATGCTGACAAGCCAGTCAGCACAGCCACACAAACGGCATTGAATGGTAAATTTGGCACATCAGGCGGCACACTAACGGGCGGGGTTAACATAACGTCGAATGCTGACAGCGCCGTCAGATTTCTCAATACCAATTCTTACGGGTACACTGTTTACTTCAATAGCGGAAATGGAACGACCGATAACGGTTTGCAGGTCGTGCATAGTTCAGGCGGATTGATTGCAACATTCCTTTACAACAGAAGCCTTGCAGTTGTTGGAGCGCTGTCAAAGGGTAGCGGCACGTTCTTAATTGATCATCCTCTTGACCCTTTGAATAAGAACCTTCGGCACGGGTTCGTAGAAAGCACGGAATACGTAAACATCTACCGCGGCATGATTGACCTCGTTGATGGTCGAATGACGGTCGATATTGATGCTGCGTTCGGCATGATGGATGGAACGTTTGCAGCCCTTAACGCCGATGTGATGGTTTCTTCATTGCAAAACCAATTCGGGAAAGACCGGGTGTGGGTTGAAGCTCCAGCGGACAGCGGCAAATTCACGATCATTTGTGAAGACCCTGTCAGCACAGCAACCGTCGCTTGGGTGGTGACAGGCCGACGAAAGGACGCCTTTGTCTGTTCGGACCTTGATCCGAATACCGACAGTGATGGCCGGTTCATTCCTGAGTTTGACAAGCCAGAGTATATCGAACAGGAGGCGAACCATGCCTAAAGTCGTGCAGGTAATCGATCACGCTAGAATTGGGACTAGGGGCTTCCCGGTGCACTACGCGGCATATGGCCTTCAGCCACCCATGAAATGGGTTCCAGTGAGTGAAGACGGTACGCCAGACCATAACCACCCCGGACTGACGCCAGAAGAAATAGCTGGCTTCGACGGCAACGAGCCTAACATCACAACCTGACCGACCGCACCGCCCGTGAGGCGTTTTTTTCATGCTGAAAGGAAGTCAGAGGCTTCCTTTGGAAATGCACCCGATAACAACCAGTGCAACGATAATCATCAGAGCAACACCTAATAACAGAGCTTCGAAGTCTTCCAGATGCGTGTGATACATTCTCCCCCCGTAGGCAAAGCATGAAATTCAATCAAAAAAAGCTTACCGACTCTCGTTTTGGAACTGACAATTGCTCAGGAAGGCTAGCGCCAAATAATTAATAAGAACTCTTTGCAGTCTGGGTATCAGAAGCGAATGCGGCGGTTTTGGGCAAGCAACACCAAGAACACCACAGCCAGAATGGGCGCTGCTCCGCCGATAATCATCTGTCCGATATCTGAAGTAATAAATTCTCGCAATTGGCTCATCAGTCCTCCCTTCCTGTAGAACCCCCGACTGACCTCCCAGAAAGCCGGGGGCTACGCAGGTCTCCAGTCGCGTCTCGAAGATGAACTGCGCTCGCCAAGCTTACACCCACCCTGGAATGAAGAAAACCCCGGCGACCGCAAAGCCCACCGGGGTTCTGCGCTAAGGCTGATTCGCATTTACCTCAACGCTGTTCGACATTACTCGAGCTCTTGATAAATAAAAACCCCGGCTGGAGGTCCACACCGGGGTAATGCGCACCGAGGAGTAAGCGGGGGGCTTGGGACGGTGCGCATTAACAATGTAAGGCACCAGTCAGGGTGAGTGAAGACGCTCTTTCATAACGATATCTTAAAAGAGGAAACAAACAAAAACCCCGGCGATGGGACCGGGGTTTGATTTAAAACTAGTGTTACAGTTTACGTCGGTTGTTCATGTAGTACCTGATCTCTTTCCAGCCGATCAAGGCTACCACATATGACAGCGTAGCAAGAATAGCCGCTTCAAATAGCAAAACCCAAATCATGATGCGCTTTCAAGCCTGAACTAGGCCGCCTCCTGATTTTTTGCCCTTCATCCAAGGGATCGCAACTTCTGGTTTTTCGAGAATTCCGTTCTTCTTGGCGAAACCTCGAATGGCGCTCTCTGCCACTTTCACTGGTTTGATGCCATCGTGACTGTCGCAGCACGCTTTCCAAGCGGTTTCGTAAATGAGGCCACGGTCATATTCGGGCCACTCGTACAGAAAATCTAGCGCATCTCCGATGCTGGCAATCTCACGTATAAGGTAAGGGCCGTCCTTCACAAAAACAGGACTGTCAAACAAACGGTCGCTCATCGAAACCTCCATTTGATCGAACGCATATTGTTGGAATGACGGCTTCGATTTAGTCAAAAATCTATCGGTTTCAAGACCCTCACAATCACAATCTAAGGAAAACACAATGGCACGACGCATAAACGCGGCGGCGCATTTGCTCGTTTAAACTCCAAGGACAATCAAATGAACAAAACAACGTTCTTCGCGTATGCGAGGCGCGCGCCTTTTGGCGGCCGTTTGAGCCAGGCTCAGGTTGATGGCACATCTGCTATCTTGACCGAGGCCGAGCGCCGTAATCTACCCGACGAGCAGGTTGCATACATCCTAGCGACTGTCTTTCATGAAACTGGCGGCAAGATGCAGCCAAATGAGGAAAACCTTAATTATACGTCAGCGGCGCGTATCAGGCAGGTTTGGCCGAAGCGGTTTGCGACTATTGCTGCGGCAGAACCATATGTGCGACAGCCTCAGAAGTTAGCAAATAAGGTCTACGGCGGACGCATGGGTAACGACAGCGTCAATGACGGATGGACTTATCGAGGACGCGGCCTGCCTCATATCACTGGCGAGGACAATTACAAGAAATTCGGTATCGCCGATGTGCCTGAAAAAGCGCTGGAGCTGGCTACAGCGATCCGCGTCCTCTTTGAAGGCATGGTGCTGGGCAAGTTCACAGGCCGCAAGCTCGCGGATTATTTCGGCAAGGGCAAAACAGATCCGGAAGGAGCGCGAACGATCGTCAACGGCACTGACAAGGCTACGCTTATCGCCGGCTATTACCGCAACTTCCTAGACAGCCTGATTGCTGCGCGTGAAATGAAAGCCGCTTCTGCTGATGACGCCAAGCCTGACGATGTTCCTTTGCTCAAGGATAAAACGGTGCAGACCATCGTCGCAGCTGGCGGCGGCACGTTCCTGACCGGCCTTATCGGTGCAGTTTCGAACCCATGGGCATTTCTGACTGTCGCGCTTGTGCTTGTCGCCATCGGTGGCGGCTTCTGGCTTTGGCATACAGGCAGGCTGGAACTGAAAAGGGCGGCGGCGTGAGGATCGTGATTGACTACGATGTTTATGCTCAGACTGCTGCAGTTACGATCGACGGCACGGTCCAGCATTGGACTGATGTGCGCTTAACTCTCGCGCGAGGCGTCACTGAAACACGCGACGGGTATCTGATCCGCCGCGAACGCGACGGTTCGAAGTCTTTGCTTCTTACGGGGGAGCAGACGTGACCTTCCTCTTAGCCCTACGCTCCAAGCTGACAGGCTACGCCGTGGCAATCGCTGCGGCGCTGGCCGTCCTTGTCGGCGCGTATCTAAAAGGCAGGTCTGACAGCAAAACGGCTCAGACCGAGCGCGCCGCACAATCCGCAACCAAAGCACGGAAGATAGAAAATGAAATCAGCCGTCTTGATGACAGCGCTGTTGACGCTCGGCTTGCTAAGTGGATGCGCGACAAGCGGTAACTACTGCGACGTGGCACGAGCGATCTATGTCAGCCATGACGACACATCAGAAACCAAGCGCCAGATCCTGGCCGAGAATGAGAAAAAAGAAAAGCTATGTGGGGTACGGCCGTGAGGGATACTGCGATGAACGAATTGATGGATAAAGAGAAATGACCGGCACTGAAATCATGGGCGCGGTCGGCTTCATCGTGATGCTGTTCGGCTTCCTGTTTGGCCTTTGGAAGTATGTCGACAGCAAGATAAATGCGGCTAGAAACGAAACCGCCGCCAAAGCCGACGCTGCCACAACACTTGCCGCACTGACGCGGCAGGAGCTGTCTGACTATAAGCTTCGCGCGGCCGAGACATTCGCCACAAAGGCCGGGATGCAGGAACAGACCTCACAAATCATGCGCGCCATCGAAAGCGTTGCAAACCGCATCGACGGCCTTACCGAGCGTATGGATCGTGTGTTTGAGCAGAAGACGACGCGGGCGAGGGGGTGATGGGAAGAAGCAAATGGTGCGTAGTAATTGCTGCAATTTAGCAATTATATGTTGATTATTAACTTGACGGATCCGTCATCTACGCCATATACAAATCATGCGTCACGGAAAGTGTTCACTAAATGAAGTGACCGCACCTACTGCCTGCCCAGGAGGGGTCCATCGCGACACCGATAGTAACTCGAAGCAGGAACAACGGTAAAGTGCCGACGCTTTTTTCTTAAAGGGTTGCTCAATGCAACCCTTTTTTCTATTCAGCAGCTTCCAACCACTCTGGTCTATCTTCGCCGAGATCGACATTACGGAATTGAAGGCGTCCACCACGCCACAGGCCGCCGCAATAGTCATTATCCGACAAGTCGAATATTCCCGCCGCCACTTCTTTGTAAGTCGTATTTGAAATGACATCCGCAATCTGCACTCCGCTCGTTCTGCTACTTTCGGAAAACTGAATAGAAAACCTTGCTTCATAGTTTTGGATAAACCGACTATGCAAATTGGTTTCCAGTTCCTTCATCACTGAAGCCGAATATTTACCGCCATCAGGTTTGATTGTAACGCTTCCGTTATGGCCATCCAAATGTGCGGCGCAAGATTGAAATATTAGCTCATTGTAGATGTATATTGGCGTTTTTTTGTGAAGTAGCCAAGCACCAGCGTTGTCTGTCCGGGTACATCCAACAACCACACTTGTCGCATCATCAATACGGTCAAGCATTTCGAAAAAGTACATTCTATCATCATGATTGAAACTGCTACCTTTCAATTCGCCTGATATTTTCCTTTTCTTTCGAAAATCCTTCACGAACCGATCTGCAATATGTGGGTCAATCGTTACTGATGCAACGACTAACGTTCCTTTCTCACAGCCGCCACTTTCATCGCAGAATATTTGCATTTGCTGAGTACCAATTCATTTAATTGGTACAACTGATGATCGAAGCGACAATGAGCGTCAAGCATTGGTTTAATATAAGACGGCAGACGCTAGATATTGTGAGAAATCTTTGCAGGAAATGTGGAAAACGGGGAGACGGCACTTTATCTATGAAATGATGAACTTGTGGCGCACTGATTCAGAAGAACCAAGTTCATATAGCCTTGACGCCCCTTTCACTTCCACCACAATGACATATTGCGGGCCACCAACCCGCAAACCAACCAACACGAGGAGACTGTATGTCCAATGACAGACAGCGGGCGAACACGCGCCTTTCAAAACAAGAACTAGCCCGCCGTGTTGCTGCGTATCAGCAGCACGGCACGATTACGAAGGCCGCGCACGCATGCGGCGTAAAGAAGTCCGCGTTTCACGATAGCATCAAACGGGCGGCTGAGATGGGGTTGATGGGCCCGAAGGAAACGCTACCCGGTTATGCAATCAAAAGCCTGACCGAGACGCCTAACGGCACCTACATGCGCCAGGCGAAAGAGGCCGGTCCAGTCTATGAGGCGACTGCCGGTCTAGCGGTCAAAGGCAAGACGACGCTCGTTAACAGCGAAGGGCGTATCGTCACTCAACACATCATGGAACGTGCGGATGCCGATCAACAGCGGGCTGCAATCACGGCAATGGTTGAAGCGCTGAAGGAGGATCTGCCGCGCGTATCGATCATGCCGGCGCCGAAGGGATGCCGCGAGGATTTGTTGAACTTCTTCTGCTTGACGGATGCGCATTTCGGCATGTTGGCTTGGCGTGAAGAAACTGGCGCTGATTATGACATTGAGATTGCCGAGCAACTTGTGACGGATTGGTTTTCCGCCTCGATCGATTTGGCTCCGGACGCTCATACTGCCGTATTTGCGCAATTGGGCGACCTTGCTCACTACGACAGCATGGAAACAGTAACGCCTGCAAGCAAGCATGTTTTGGATTCGGACTCACGTTTACAGAAGATCATCCGAGTGATCATCCGCACGGTACGTCGTGTGATTGATATGTTGCTGCAAAAGCACCGGCATGTGCATATCATTATGGCGCAAGGCAACCACGATCCGGCCTCATCTGCATGGCTTCGGGAAATGCTGGCGGCGATGTATGAGAATGAACCACGCATTACCGTCGATAACTCACCCAGCCTCTATTATGCATATGAGTGGGGCAGCACGGCAATCTTTGCGCATCACGGTCACAAACGAGGCGTAAACAATGTGGATGCAACGTTAGCCGGTAAGTTTCGAGAAATGTACGGCCGCAGCAAATATGCATATGCACACATTGGTCATCTGCATTCTGACGAAGGGCGCAAATCAGGCCTGATGTATGTCGAACGCCACGAAACGCTTGCAGCGCCAGACGCTTATGCTGCGGGCGGAGGCTGGCTTTCGGGTAGAAGCGCGAAGATCATCACATATTCAAAACTACACGGAGAAGTTTCACGCCTGACGCTTCGGCCTGAAATGGTCGCAGGGAAGTATGCAGCGGCAAATGACAATGTGCAAATTCAGAGGGATGCAGCCTAACCGTCATCTGCTTTTAGACGCTAGATAGTCAGCAACGGCCGCTCGAATTTCAGTATCAAGTTGGTTGGTTTGCGCCAAAATTTCATTAATGGCCAGATCTACGTTATCGATGAATGGGGAATTCATGCGCCCGCCGCCCAATGGTGGTGCTATCGGGCCATACTCCACGATGACCTGCTTACCTGAGAACTGCACGGTGATGGATGCTGAGTTCCCAACGTACTTGGCATCTAATATTTGCATATCGGCCTCCCTGTTTGTTTCTCAGTGTAGGCCGGCAAACCGCATCCACACAAGATCATCTGCCGCCCACCAAGCGGCGTTTCACCACAACACGAGGAGAGAATATGCTTGAGGAAGCTGAAGGGAAAGCCGCACGGGCGGCCGTTGAAGGTCAGCAGTTAAGATTGGGCGTTATAAGTCACCTGCCAAAACCTTATAACGACAACCGTCCACCACTCTCCATCATCGAAACGCCTTACAGCGGCGACGTGGAAGGCAACATAGCATATGCACGAGCGTGCCTTTTAGACAGCCTGCGACGAGGCGAAGCGCCGATTGCCAGCCATTTACTGCACACGCAAGTGCTGGACGATATGCAGCCTGACGAACGCGCTTTAGGCATTGAGGCCGGTCTTGCCTGGTATCGCGTGGCAACGAAATGCGTTGTTTACACTGATCGTGGTATCAGCCGTGGCATGGAAAACGGGCTAGCACGTGCAAGGCGGCATGGCGTGGCCGTCGAGTATCGAAGCATTGAGGCGAGGGCAGCAGCGTGATTGATATCCCAAAGGATATAATGACTGCGGCCGCTGATGCGATCTTAGCAGGCGGTAGATCTCTTCGAATTGGCGATAGTTTTCATTTGGCTATCGCATCAGCCATCCTTGAAGAGCGCCTACGTTGCGCTGAAATAGCGCTGGGATGGGCTGAGGATGAATACCAAGCCGGTGAAACAAGGTTGGCGTCCGCATACATATGGCGTGAAATAATCAGGGGGAAGCAGCATGAACCAATTCCACGTTGGGCAAAAAGTGGTCTGCATCGACAGCGCTGTTGGCTTTGAGCAATATCTTGAGGTGAAGGAAGGCGAGATTTACGAGATTGCCTGGATTGGACCTTTCGAACATTATATTCATGGCTCCTACATCGGCGTACTCCTCAAGGGCGTAGATCGCGGAACTTGCCCACAGTTCGGTTATGAAAACCCGCCTTTTGCAGCAAGGCGATTCCGGCCGCTCGTGGAGGATAAGCTGTCAGCGTTGCGCGGATTGCTTGCTGGCGGACCCGTGACGGAGAAGTTTGAGGAGCCGAAGCGCAAGGTGAGGGAGGGTGTATAATGGTTCCGGATGCAAGAATTGATCGTGAGATTGCGCGCGGAGAGCTGGATAGACCAAAGCAGCCCATGCCGAAGCCGGTGCATTTAACTGATCTTGGCCTTCGATCCGTTAGCGCGATCAAATCCGACGGCGGATCGACCAGCTATTACGAGCTGCCCGAAGGCGCGAGCGAGCTAAACGACCTTATTGAGCACAAAGGCATGTCCTTCGCGCTCGGCAACATCTTTAAGGCTTGCTATCGGTTCGGCGAGAAGGACGCGGCCAGCCGAATGTATGATCTGAACAAGATCATTTTCTTTGCTGAGAGATTGAAGGCGATCGAACAGCGAGCAGCATAAAGAAAGCCGCCCTTCGGGGCGGTTTTTATTTGCTCATTCCATATCGGGAATTTCGCCATATTGGAAAATAATGGCTGGAGGTCCATATTCGCCAATGTCCGGATCGGCCTCTCTACTCCATGCTACGACCCCTGCATGTTTTCCTTCCAGCGTAAGAGCTGACTTCATAGCGCGGCCTTCCGTTTCAAAGGCTATAGGGTCAAATGCTGGAATCAGTTCACCGTCATCGTTTTTATCAAAAGCCGCAACCACGATCAGTCGAGCAGCTGCCATTCAATTCACTTTCCCTCGGTGTTGAGATCAAGCTCCGCATTGTCTTTCGACGAGTTAGCAGATTTCTTTTTAGAAGCTTTCCCTTTCCCCACTTTGGGTTCCGGTTGACGGTCGGGTGAGCTTGTAAACTTGATTGCCATGGATCTCTTTATATACCTCTTAATACGAATGTTCCTAAAATGTTCTGGCATGCAGGGTATGTCAAGGGGCAAAACCCGTCACTCTACGACAACCTGCTCCCACTCAGACGATTCGAATACTTTACCGCCATGCCGGCGCATGAACGCATTCCTGCTGCGTTCGTCTGAAAAGCTGAACACACAGAAATGTATCCCAGCCTTTTTCGCCATGTGGTGTATCGAATGCACTCCGAGGCGATCTGCGTCTAGATGGACTGATCGTCGCTCAAACTTGAGCGCATACGATTCGGGCAGCGCCACTTGGAAACGATAATCGGAAATCTGGTTGAGCAGCGCTTTCATCTCGTAAACACCGTCGGTTTCCAGCCACGTGAAAAACCAAGAGACATGGCGAGGCTGGCGTACTCAATTTCTTTGATGAGGAAATCCCGGTCTTTCAACAGCGCTTCCATAGCGGCGCGCATATCGCCTTTGTGATAGGCGAGAACCAATTCAATCTCATCGTCGTAGTTTTCAGCAACCGCATTCATGGCGTTCTCCTGCTTGTTTATTACTGCCGCCAATGTTCTTGTTATGTTCTAGTCCGAATTAAGAGTCAAGATTTAGTTTCTCTTGCGATATCATGTGCCGGAATATAGTGTGTGCCTAGAATATCAGGAGATCATTCTTGGCAAAAATAAAGAAGCGCTCGTGGGAAAATGCGAGCGGAAAGCATGAAGCTTGGCAGTTGGATTTCACTGATAGGTATGGGAAACGCCACCGCGAACAATACGCAAAGAAACGGGAAGCCGAAGCTCGCCTTGCTGATCTCATGACTGAGACAGGGGCGGCGACCTACAAGGAAGCAGCCCAAAAGACGACTGTTGCCGATGTCTGTCGTGATTATTATGAAGAGATGGAAAAGCGCAACAAACGCGGTGAAAGCGTTGTTCAGTCGTATCTGCGCACTACAAAGCAGCACATAGATAATTGGATTGATCCGAAAGAAGAAAGCGCTGTCGGATTCACGAAAGGGATCGGAGCCAAAACCCTGTCAGAACTGACGACGGCGGACGTGATAAAGCTCAGGAATGAAATGCGCGACGCATCGGCTGGCGTTGTTACTACGCGGCGGGTTCTCGGAACTCTGAGCCGCATTTTGAAGCATGGCGTCGAGACGGATAAAGTAGGCGTAAATGTCGCCAAAGGCGTGCGAGTTATTGGCAAGCGCGATGAGGCCGGAGAAAGGGTCACGCCGCCGTCAAAAGCGGCTCTGGCAATAATTCTGAAAAATTCTGACGAGAAACTAGCGCTTCGAATCAAGTTTGCTGCTTCATCAGGCTTGCGAGCTTCTGAGCAGTGGGCACTGCGATGGGTACACCTGGATCTGAAAAAGGGCTCTGTCTCGGTCGAAACGCGCGTGGATGCATATGGTGAGTTTGACACGACAAAGTCATCTGCAGGGCGTCGCACCGTGCCCATCGGCAAAGCGATGATCGAGCAGTTGAAATCTTGGAAGAGTGAAACGAAGCATAGCGAGCCTGACGACTTTGTTTTCACCGACAGTAAGGGCGGCTTTGTGCGTCATACCAATTTTATGAAACGAGATTGGAAGTCGATGATCAAAAGTGCAAAGGTTGAAGATATTGGTTGGCACTCTCTTAGACACTTCGCTATTTCGACTTGGATTGAGGCTGGCCTTTCACCAAAAGCGGTGCAGACTTTGGCAGGCCATGCGAGCTATGCCATTACGATGAATCGCTATGGCCACCTGTTCCCGTCAGACGATCATAAAGCCGCGTTCGACAGGATTGCAGAAACTCTCGCATGA